CCTCTGGCTTCAGCCATATTTTTTAATCTTTGAATTTCTTGACCAAATCTTGTTTCATATAAAACTTGAATCTCTGGCTCACCTTTCATGAACGTAGAAGCTTCTATTAAACAACCGTAAAGCAATGCGTTACGAGCATTTTTAGAAACCCAGGTTCCAGTTGTTTGTGAAGTTAAACTGGTTGGTTCATAAAGATAATGTAATTCAATGTTGTAATCTTGATCAGGAACAGGTGAAACTATTAAAGTAGATCCATTATTACTTGCACTAGAAAGATTTTTATCAAAGTCTGCATAATACAAAGGTCTTCCTCTTTCTGAGGTGGCTACTGCATCATTAGAATATTCACGCATGAAACTAGTGTGCTTCTTGTCTAAGTAGTGGTAATCGTTATTGCTATCTATAATAGCTAAAGAAAAACTTAGTTCAAAATCTGTTGGAGCTGTAAGATAAGTATTACCAGTTGTTAAACTACCAGTAACATTTTTTCTAAAAAAATCAAATTGAATTAATTCAGAAATTCTTTCTTCAGTATTTATAATCATATCATCTAATGTATTAACAAAAGTTGTTTCTTCGTTTTCTACATAGTTTTGTATGAGTGTTTTTAGTTCAGATAAAGTCATGATGTGATTGTAACTCCTCCAACTGAGCCTGTCATTCCATCTACTTTAAAAATTGACCCAATAATATCCGGGTCCATGGAGTTGCCTTTCTCTATATTGGTGTAAATTACAACAATAAAACCCTGACCAACTCCAAGGTCTTGGCTAGGCCTGGGTTTATACAAAGCCTCTGGATCCATTACATGAGGTAATGGTTTTAATTGAGGGTGTTTAGGTTCAAAACATGTAGGACATGTCTTTAGATCATTCCATTCTTCTCTTAATTCAGAAAGTTTATATTGAAAACCGCATCTATCACAAATGGCTTTTGCATATTTACCAAGTGCATATGCCATAATTATAATCCCATTCTATAAGGAGCAATTCTAAAAGAAGATCTATCTTCATCTTGACTTAAAGCTCTTTCAAATTCTTCTTCATAAACTTCTTTTAAAATTACTACTCTTTCTGGAGCTTTTTTAATTGCTATGTAATATGCAAGCCCAGCTGCAAAACAAGGGTAAAACCTAAAAGGCATATCCATTGTATTAGTTCCTTTATCAGCATCGTCCATTCTTACAAGCTTATTAAAAACTAATACGTCTGTGCTATTCTCCGGGGCTGGCCATATTTTTAAAACAGGAGTAATACTTTTGTCAAAGAAAAATTGAGACGGCCTAGATTTAGTTGATTTTGTAGGTATGTTTAAATACTCACTCCTACTTACTCTAGACATTTGCAAATCTAAGTTAGTACCATCAGTGTTTCTTCTTATAGAACAATCCAATATATCAATAATATTAGAAGTTAATGTGTAATCATTTTGTGATTCAGTAACAGTTTGAGTAGCTTGTTCTACAGTCCATTGGTTTAATCCTCTGTTAGCCCATTCTGCTAACATTAAGTTAATTGATCTTTTGGCTGTTTTTAAATCATAACCGGTTCTTAACTCTAATCCACATCTTTCAAATGCTTCTTCTACAAACTCAGCTACGTTTGGTTCAAAATCTGTACTGCTTGATGTTGTCATTTATTTACCTCTTTGTAATATGGCTTTTTTCTTTGCACTTTTATTAAGATCTCCATAATGAAAAACAGGTTTACTTGTTTTAGTATGAGTTTTATTAGTATGCAGTTGTCCATTAGGCATTTTATGATACGATTTTTTCCAGACCGTACCATCTCTTAAATAGTGTTTTGCACCTTTAGCCATTACGAATATTTAGTTTTTTTTCTTCTATTAGACATTACTTTACCACAACCTCTTGCAATTTTTCTTACCTCTCCTCCGTCTTTCTTTTTTAGAAATCCTGACTTCATGTTTGCATAGGCTTTTGGAGTTATAGTAGATTTACTTTTAGTTCTACTTGTACCCGCTTTTTTTCTTTTATTAATATTTTCGTATAAACTCATTTAACATCTCCATCTTTTACGTGCTTGACGTAATCTTGAATTAGGGTTTTTTGCAGCTTTAGGAAACTTCTTCATTTGCCCGGCTGATCTAGCGCAATACGATTTCCGTCTTTTAGCGGCCTTACTGCCTGGTTTTACTTTTTTAGCAGTTACTGCTGTTTGTAATTTAGATCCTGGATTTGCTCTACGATGAGAAGCTACACCTGTTTTAGTCATACCTGCCCCACTTTTAGTAGGGCGGTAATTAGCTTTTTTGCCTTTGGTTGTTTTGGGAATAGACGCTTGTCTTCGATACATTATGCATGAAACACAGTCATCGTTAAGAATGTTGAAACGGTATATTGAATATAAATACCATCAACAAAAAGTACGCCTTCATCTGGTATTACTACATCTCTAGTAGCAGTAGCACTAGCAACTGAACTTAATTTCATAAGACTTGTTCCTGTTGGAGAGTTTTCTAAAAAATTAGTTGTTCCTGCTGTTGCTGTACTTGTTAAATAAATACCTTTTAACCTTGCTCTACCTGCAAAGATAACATCAGATGCTGAAGCATTAACTCCGGCACTTACATTACCAGCTGGATTACCAACTGCTGAAATACCAGATATTGTTAAGAAATATTTGGATCCAGTAGCGGTTCCTGCATTAGCACCTGTAATCGATTCTGTTTGAGAATCCCCATCAACATCGGTTCCAGTAACTGTAAATGATTTAGCTGAATCGTCACCAGCTGAGAGAATCGTTACAATCCTCCCGTGGCTTAGTGCAACCGCACCGCCAGAAGCCAACGCGCCACCTATTACAAGTGCTGCGTTATTTCCTACCGCTGCTGCTACCGATATACCATCAGCATCTAGAGCAACTGTGTCAGCAGTTATAGTGACTGCTTTGACATCTGATATAGCCATTATTTACTCCTTACTCGAATGGAGTTGCTAAAGTACCATCCCCGTGTAGGAATGCTTCACAATGCCATACTGCTGCTGTTGTAGCGTATAAACGGATTACTCCACCTACTAACCAACCCTGCGCTGCTGATCCCAAATCAATGGTATCGTCATTACTGGCATCGGGTATAAAGGTATTGGTGTCTCCGGCTGTTGCTGGATCAAATAATTGAGCAAAACCAGAAAATAAATCACTGGTGTTATCTGTATTAATTTGTCCTGCACCTGTAAAAGTTGTACCAACTATGAAAGTGTAGTTTAAACCTGCTGCTGCTGTAGGTAGTGTAACCACAATACCTGCCGCTCTATTTAAAGTATAAACAGTACCTGAATCAGTTGATTCTACGCTTTTTGTTGCTGTTGTGATGCTACTAATATTGGAATAAGCAGAAACATATCCTGTTGTAGTTATATTACCGCTTGAGTCAACGTCAAGATTTGTGGTTACTGCACCAGTTGATGCTGTTACCGTGATTTGTTCAAAACCACCTTCGGACCTGACTGGTCCACTAAATGTCGAATTCGCCATAATCTTTTCTCCTGAAAAAATAAGTCTTATCGTCTCGGCTTGTCTGCTAGGTCAGTCGATAAAACAAATATAATTATCCTAGTCCTTTTGATTGTATACCAGATATGACCAAAAACAAAACAAAAAAAAGGGAGCCGAAGCTCCCTTTCCTTTTTTAGAACTTACGCTCCTTGAGATGCAAAGACTGCTCTTGGATTTGACCATCCGAATGAGTATCTTTCTCTAGCTTTGAATCTGACGTTGCCAGTATCAAAGTCACCTTCCATAGAAGTTGAAAGAGCAGATCTCTCGAAGTGTTTAAATCCATCAGGACAATCTGTCATCAAGAACCAAGCATCGTTATCTGTTAAGAAATGGTTAACTGTATAACCTTCTGGGACCATACCCATATTCTTAATAGAGTTGATGTCGTTATCAGACGTACTAACTCTTCCCGGTGTTTGAAGTAATCTATCTGCCACAAATTGTAATTGTGGTGGAACGATTAGTTTCTTGCCTTGAAGGGCGAGAATCATGTCTTTATCATCAGTAAACGTTGATATATTAATCAACGCATCTTCTAACGAAGTCTCATTTAAGTCAGAGTAAGTGCTAGGTCTGTTACTTAAAGTACCGCCACCCGCTAAAGGATGAGCTGTGCTTACTAGAGCAACACCATCTCCACCAGTAAAACTGGATGAGAAAGCATTGTTCAAAACAGAAGCTGCTTTTACTTGCTTAGTATGAGCCATAGATCTTGCTAACGCTTTGGTGTATCTAGCACCTAAACGGTCGTAAAGATTGTCTTCGATTGCTTCTTCGGTAAGAGCAAACGCTAACGCAACAGTTTCGTGAGAATATCTTGAAGTAAAGCCTTCGGAAGCTGAATCAAATTCTACAGCATTTCCTTCACCTTTTACTTTAGCATTCCCGAAACCAACGATTAATGTTTCTTCTTCAAAAGCTCTGTCCGAAGACTCAGTTTCAAAGATTTCAGCATGTTCGTTTTCGTAGCGGTCGTACTCCATTCCAAATAATGCATTTAAACCTGGTTCTAGCTCTTTTGCTAGTTGTGATCGATTAATCGCCATTATTATACCCCTGTAGTTTGAGCATAGAGGTGCTCGTTAATTTTAACAATCATGTTGACATTTGTAGAAAGACTTCCAGTACCTAGAGCGTTATTCTCTGGGTCATTAGAAAATCCTATAATTCTACATTGAGCCGTACCTGTTGCCATAGTGCCACTGAGATCTACATTAGATCTACCGTTAGTTGTACTACCAGCAGTGTAAACAATATCAGCGTTTAAACCGACAACTGTTTGTACCACACTACCTGTAGCTGCACTTTGAACTTCAAATAAAGCATTAGGGTCGTCAACCACGAAAGCCACCGCATCGGATGAAGCAGTTAATGTCGGCCAGAAAGGTGAAAAAATCACATCTCCTGCTGAATCAGTATACTGACATCCTTGAAAGACTCCCAATAATAAATCGCCAGCAGCAGCGACAGCTATGCCACCTGTGTTGACCATTTTTACTGGATCGCCTGAGAAAATAGTTCCGGTTGTTCCTGTAAGAATATCGTACTCAGTAGTACCGGTACTGTTGGAATTACTTCCAAGTTTTCCTATAGGTCTTAAACCGAATTTAGCATTTGTATTTGCCATAATAGTTTCCTAGTTAATTTATATATTTAGAAGTGATTATTTACCACTTCCACCAAAAGTAACCTTGGATGACATTTTACTTGAAATTGGCATCGCAGGGTTCTCTTCACGCATTAGGTCGTTTTCCACAGCAGTCATTTGGTTTTGGGTTTGTTGTTCAAAGTAATCGTTCCTTTGATCTGCGATATCTTTATCAATTTTGCACAATATCAATCCACCCACTCCTATAACTCCAGCGTGTCGACCATCATCGACTGTAGGCAAATCATGGAAGCCTGGGAGTTCGTCTGGTCTTACCGGGACGAATCCTTCACGAAATCTTTTTGAGACATTCGTTTTGTCATCTTGTCCTAATACAGACTCTCTAATCCAACGATAAGTTATACCTTGAGATGCAGCTAATTCTACAGCTTCATCCGGGAGTTCTAAAGCAGAAGGCATTTTCCAAACTTTTGGCCTATTGTCCTTTTCTCTAGTGTCAGCACTTCTTGAAGCCCTAACATCTTTATCGTCAACTACGTTCTCTTTTACTTTTGTCATGATCTTTCTAACCTCGCTTTTTGTATTGCGTAATCTTTAAATGACACTCCAAGCTTCTTAGCTAATGCTTGTTCGCTCGGTGTCAATTCGATACGATTTTGTTTGCGTCCTGTCGATGTATTGCGTGTTGCTGAAGCGACTGTCTGGACGGGTTTATTGTCCGCTTCCACGTTAAACTTATGAGGCAATTCTTTTTGCACTCTGTTATTTAATTCAGTGTAGTACTCATCAGACTCAGTGTCAAAGCCTTCATTTTCCAATTGTCCATGAACAGCAAAAGCAACCGATGTTGCAACTTGATCTTTTCCAAACCAAGTATTCTGTTGAGCCCATGTACGAGCTTTGTTTGATGGTTCTTCATATTGCTCATCAGGTTGTTGAGCAGGGTACTGTTGTTGAGCTTGAGCTTTTTCAGCATAAGCTTCTTCTTGTTGTTCGTATTGTTTTTGAGCTTGTTTGTATTGACCAAGTTGAGCTTTGTCTGAAGTAGCCATTGTTAAGGCTTCAGTTGCATTAGCTATTGCCTCTGAATCTTGAGACTCAGAAGCCAGTTTTAAAGCTTGTCTTGCTAAAGTTATTTGAGATTCAACACGATTTGTAAATTCATCTCCGTAACTATTCTGAAAAGACTTCTGTGATTGTCTTAACTGTTCGTTTTGATCTTTTAAATCTTTGGCGTATTGAACGGCCATGAGTTCTCTTCTTTGAAACTCTTTAGCCTGGGCTACTGCCTTGTTGATTCTATTTTGTGCAAGAGAAGCTCTCTTTTCTACATCCGATAAATCTTTTGCTTTTTCTTCTACTTGAGGAGAAACTTTAAAATCTTCTTTAATTGTATCCTCAGTAACCGGGGATACGTTGTTATTTTCTTCCAGAACAATATCAACTGAGTTTTCTTGAACTTCGTCTTCTACTCTTTTGTGTTTCTGTACTGCAGCTTTTTCAATTTTTTCATCTGAAATTTCTACATCAATGTTTTCTAATGCTTCAATGTTTATTGCTTCTTCTGACATAAGTTACTCCTATAAAGATTTAATATCGTCTGGATTAAAAATGGTGGCAATGACTTCATCGTCATTAATGATACGAACTTCGTGGTCATCTTCTAATCTAAAACGAGTTCCGGCATATCTTCCTATTAAGACCCATTCTCCTTTTTTACACCACGGGTTGTTATCAAATTTGTTTTCATCTTTATAAGCTAGAGGTCCAACTTTTAACACGTAGCATATAACCGTGGACAAAGCTTCTCTGTCTACAGTTTCTTTTACTAATTGAATTCCAGCCTCTGTAACTCCTTTGCCCTTGTATGGCAATACTAGCAAACGCCATCCAGATGGATTTGGCATCCTGTCTAGTAAGGACTTGTCTAGGAGAGTAGGATCTAATACTTTTTGATCTGAGCTTACAAAAGCTTTATCTAATTCTGAAGAGCCTTCAGATTGATTCTCTGTAAGTGATTCTTTATGTTTTTCAAACTCTGTTTTTTCTGCGACTTTTTTATTCATCGATATCATCCATATGCAGCGTATCTTTTAAATCCTCTATGAGTGAGCGGTACGCAGATAACTCTCCCATAAGATATTTGTAATCTTCCATCGATCTTACATTGCCACCAGATATGATGTCAATAGTATTCTTCTCTCTCTGTCTTAAATTTTTAAAAAAGTACTCTGCTAAATTTACAGCGTCCATTGGCTCTCTCCTGCCTTATTTTTTTATCTTTCGAATCTAGGGTCTCTTATCCTTCTATTAGCGTTAGGGCTTAATGACGGCATCATCGGTGGCATTCTAGGTGCTAAAGATGGAGGAGAAACTGGTGCTACGTCTAATGCTGCAGGCATCATAGGTGGTACTGCAGGCATCATAGGAGCTGGTGGTACTGATTTACCCGGTATGTTCAAACCAGCTAAACTAGCTTGTATCTGTTCCATATTA